GTTCAATGTTCTTAGATATAGTCGGTTCTTACCGAAGTAATGAAATAATTTAATAACCTTCGGTAAGCTCCGAATTCTAAGAAGTTTGCATCTTGTTTTATTACAAGATGTGAAGTTTGGAAGTTTTCCAAGAGCTTATGGAAGAGTGGAATCTTCTAGCCCCTTACGATAGGGCGCTAGCTTAATTAAGATTCTAAAAGAATTATTCCGAGACGTAGAGATACGTCTCAACCCCAAATTAATGTGCAGTGAGCGATCACTCGCACAAAACACAAAACTTTGATTAGTGACAATGATTTGATTACTGACCCTAGGGATTAGACTTGCTGGAATAGCACCTAATAGTCCGACTCGGAAGCACGAGCCAGAGTTCGAAGGATACTAATAAAGGAAATCGTTCCTTGCAGTGTTCATCATTCTCGAAACCGTCGAATGTCCTCATAGACATTTCCTCTAGAGGAGGTAAACGAGGGTTAATCACTTTCTTCGATCAGTAGGCGCCGGTTCACGTAACCGCTGCATTTGGAATACTATCAATTCCAACTAGGATATCGCCTAGCCTACTCAAGAGTTCTTTTTATTGGTCAAACCAAACCGTTCCGGTATTCTATATACCCGGTTTACTGATCAATTTAAGAGAAAGCAATTGGTTTCTAAAACCACATTGTGACTTTTGGAAGGAGACGGATATACCGTCTTGACGAAAGGGTGATCTAACAAACAGGACTAACATCCCTATTCTTCTTTCCCTCCTTTTGGTTCCTCCGTTGGGGGAGTCACCAGGAAATTCGGTTTAAAGATCGTAGGTCCTCTTCTTGGTGGAAGAGGCGGTGGGACAGTACCGTGTCGTTTTATGATCTCTGGGACTACCCAGTCTGGGACCCTTGAGCTATCGCCTTCTTTTGGAAGAGCGAATAGTCCTGATCCGATAACCTTAGAAAGATCCATGAGATCATTTTCAGGAAATCGGAGCTGCGAAGAATCGAATTGAATTCGGGTTCCTTCGAAGAACGAGTTCAGAAATCTGTAAAATCTTACAAGATTCTGAACTTGCCCCCAGTCTCTGGCTTTAAGAGCTGACTCATCTTCTGATGTGCCAGGTCTTTGTAGCGCCATTGCAGGAATGGTTAAGGATGCTACGGCTCTCAACGCACTTAAGAATTGATCTAATAAGGCCACCCACTCAGGGTGTCCTGTTTCGATCCAATTAATATGTGCTTCCTTCATTTCTGAAGGAGTGATCCGTAGCTCATTCTCAATACTATCAATTTTGCTTTGGATAGTATCTGCAAGAGGAACATGCCATAAAGCATGCATGCTTAGTGCATGTTCCTGAGAATCATAATTGACAAACTTTGTCTTACCGGTGAATAGGTTGTTACCTCCGTCGGGACCTGGTCGATCAATATCGGCCAGTCCTCGGAGCAAGTCCCACTTGACCTTAGAGTAAGTCTCCAGATCTTTATAGGCTGTTACTACCGGAACAGCGTACTCTTTTATTTTCTCTCGGAGAAAATTTCTTGTAAAGAGTTTAAGTATTTCCAATCGTTTGATTGGATTTACTCCATCAGTTTCCGGTCTAACTCCAGTAGCCCACTGGTAACCTATCCCGAAGAAGAGTTCCAATTGAGGTAGGTTCTCTTTCTCAGGTAGGTGTAAACCTAAGAATATGCTTTTCAATTGGGCGGAGAATGTCGAGAAGTCACCATGTACGTACTTTCTAAGGGCTTTATACGTAAAGCCTAAAGATTTCAGTATTGGGATCATTCCAACGATCCCACCAAGGTACTTGTTCACAAAAGCAGTCAATCCAGTTAGATTTCTTTCTCCCACTATATACTCTTTTAGGGTATAAGGTGAGACATCGAAACCTCTCCAGATTGTTCTTTTGGCGAACTCAACGCAACTTGCGTTGTTAGAGATTATACTTTTCGACAAGTTAATTCCAATTCCCAAGGCGGAACAGATCTCTAGGTATGCATCTTTTACGATTGCATCACCGATGACAAGATCATCCCCAAGAATTGCATAATTGGTATACAGAGTTCCTACAGGTACGATGCCTGCTTTCCAAGCAGCGCATTGGACTATGAAGTGGTGAGTTAAGTCAAGACTTGATCAACTACTTCGAGCCCCCATGGGTTGTCCCACGGCATATCTATATGGCCCCGCTGCGGACTTGAATTCTGGATTGAACATGGGATTAAATACATAATCTCGCTCAACTAGACATAAAGCCCACATTGTGGCGAACTCTGCACCAAAGATCTGGCTCATAAGACTTTTCTGTAAGGACAACGGCAATCGATCTGTTGCGGCAGTAAGGTCCAGCGAAAACAAACCTTTCGGTTTACTTTCAATAAGTCGCCAAAGCGGTTTTAACTGGTCGAAGGTACCATCGACGTTATCATGAAATTTCACAATTTCAAACATAACTTCTTGGATAGGGTATAAGACCCATTGTGTCCAAGGATCTACCATCGCAAAGACCCTTACTTTCCCGGCAGCCTCGATTTTGATCTGTAGTTTAGCAATCACTTTTCTGCACGGACCTACGCTGAATCTTTCAGCATGATCCATTAAGTCTAAGATAGGGTACATGGCATAGTATTTAGCCATGGCTCTGAGGTTATCCCAATGGGAAACCTGAGATCCGAAGATTTTGAATTTAAAATTCTTCAGAGCTCTCATAGAATGAATCATGTGAATTGGATGACTAGAGTAGTTAACTACCCCAGCTCCAGCCACCGCCAGGCCGATCAGACCTGGCGCACCTTTCAGTATAGGAAAGATTCGGACCTTATTCTGAACTTTATCATGAACAGCGCCCTTAGATATATATCTAAAGACAAAAGAGTTACAGAACGGTATTACATACTGTTGTAGTGACTCTACTGCTCCCTCGACTCCTGTATATGGAGACGAAATTGTCCCCATATTAAGAGTATTGAAACAACTTAAGTTTCTATAGAAATTTAAGATTGTTAGGAGGAACTTAACCATTTTATGGTTACCTCTTCTGATATCTTTCCGAAGAAGGGCAGGTATTATTCTAGGTAGACCTTGTCTATTTAAAGCAATACCTACTTTTCCGATCTTCCGTGGGTTTGAGACGATGTCCGACCCTAGTGATTTCTGAATACAGACCACAGCCGTTTTAAGGTACTTAACAAGTCCTGTCGGTCCCTGTGAGTCATGGATTCTTTTCATTTTGAACATTAATTTAACTATAAGATTCACTCGTCTTCCAGTAAGTCGTTGGAGGGTTAGATGAAACATGGCAATGCCATATTTGATCAAACCTCTTCCAGTACTTCGGAACAGTGCGTTCAATGTTCTTAGATATAGTCGGTTCTTACCGAAGTAATGAAATAATTTAATAAAATTTGTTTTCATTGCTACGGTAGGAATTAAATAATCTTGTATTGAATACATAGGATAAAAGCTTCGCTTTTCTCTTGTAGGCCGTTACCAGCTTTCCTTGAGAGCTGCTTAGTAAGGGGTTAAACCTTCCTAGCGGTCACCAATACCGTCATGACTATTCACCGAGTGCAATGAGGGTAATTCCTCTACCGCATGCGGTTCGTCGCTTATCCTTTACAGGACCCTCCTTACTAGGGAGGGGTTTTGCTTCACCGAGTAGAAGTAGAATCTAATACCCTATTGGGAAGTGACTATAGCCATGACTCTTATAGATTCAAAA